CACTTACTGCACTTGTTCGCAACTGCGTCAACATGTTTGGTAGCTACAACGTAGGTCTGGTATGTACCAACCATACCTATGCGTCACAGGACATGTTTGATCCTGATGACAAGATTTCTGGCGGTCAAGGATTTATCTATGCATCAAGTATTGTTGTGGCCATGAAGAAAATGAAACTCAAAGAGGACGAAGACGGCAACAAGATCTCCGAAGTCATGGGCATCCGTGCTGGTTGTAAAGTGATGAAAACACGCTATGCCAAACCTTTTGAGGGTGTGCAGGTCAAAATTCCTTATGAAACAGGTATGAATCCCTACAGCGGTCTTGTGGACTTGGCTGAAAAGAAAGGCCTGCTCAAGAAGGACGGCAACCGACTCATGTTTGTTACAAGCGATGGCGAGATCATCAAACAGTTCCGCAAAGCCTGGGAAAGCAACGAAGAAGGATGCCTGGACAAGGTCATGGCTGATTTTGCAAATCAGAAAGAAACGGTAAGTACTGAAGAAACAGCCACGGAGGAATAATAGATGTCAGTAGAATTAAGCCGAGAAATTTGGGACGAACTCAAGCGTTATGTAAACACTGTGGATCGCAGTGATGCTGCAGAAACCTTGGTATCAGTATTGATTGACAATGATGTAGATGCCGACGAAATCCGAGACACATTCAAAGGCGACCCAGAAGTCAAACGTGCTCTGACTAGCTATCTCAAAGATCATGCCGATGAAGATGATGAAGAAGATAATGAAGATTACAATAGTGACGAGGACGAGGACGAGGACTACTGATGTGGTATAGCCGTGTTGTGGCCGATCTTGGTGCCATACCTGATTTTATAGCCCATTATGAAAGTGAGCTGGAGGATGCCAAGCGTGATGTACGTGTGGGCGGTCTAATCGAAAAAAACATCAAAGAACTGCCGGGCATAACCGAACATCGTTTCAATCAACTGCAGGAAATTGAGGCCATCTTAAATCATCTCAACATACAGTTGAGAAAGATACGCAGAAAACATTTCCAAAAATACCTGGAAGGCTATGCTCGTGCCCTGACCAGCCGTGATGCAGAAAAGTATGTTGATGGTGAAGATGAAGTCATAGACTTTGAAACCATCATCAACGAAGTGGCCTTGTTGCGCAATCGTTGGTTGGGAATAATGAAAGGTCTTGATTCCAAAAGTTGGATGAGCGGTCATATTGTTAGATTGCGCACAGCCGGCATGGAAGACATACAGATATGAAATTTATTCATCCTGGAGATAGCCATCGTCATAGTCTACAAACGCTGACTCAACTGTATGAGTATGATGATTTCATGGCCAGCATCCGCAGCATGATTGATCTTGGTTGCGGTTCTGGTGAGGACTTGATTTGGTGGGCCACCCGAACCACTAGAGATGATAATTCACAACCATTGAACATCCAATGCCAGGGAATAGATCTACAACCAAAAATACAATCGGGCAATCATCCAAACATTGCGATTACATCGGGTGATTTTGAACAAACTATAACGAATTACCCGGATGGATTTGACGTGTTATGGTGCCACGACGCATTCCAGTATGCTTTGAATCCTGTACAGACTTTGAGTAGTTGGTGGCACATTGCCAGTCCAGGTGCTATGCTGGCGCTTGCTGTGCCGATAACACAACGCATACATCATCGACAGCTGGCCTACGAATTGCCCAGTGGTTGCTATTATCATCACAGCATGGTCAGCCTGATGCACATGCTGGCCACTGCAGGTTGGGACTGCGGCGCAGGTTTTTTCAAACAAACTGTTACCGAACCCTGGATACATGCCGTGGTTTATCGCAGTGAACATCCGCCCATTGATCCTCGTAAGGCCAGCTGGCATCACTTGGTTGAACTGAATCTTTTACCAGAATCTGCGGCGGCCAGCATATATGCTCACAGTGCCCTGCGTCAACAAGACTTGCTTGTGCCTTGGATTGATCATAGCCTGGCCAGCATGGCCACTCTGTAAATCAAATCAGACAATTTCTGGGCATATAAATACCCGCATGAATACTATTGTGGTTGTATCGGGTGGGTTTGATCCCATACACTCTGGACACATAAAACTAATTAAACAAGCACGAACTCTAGGCGATTATCTAATTGTGGGCATCAACAGCGACGAGTGGTTGGCCCGCAAAAAAGGTCGTGCATTCATGCCCTGGCAGGAACGCCTGTGTGTTTTAAACAATCTGTCCATGGTGGACGAAGTGTACACCTTTGATGACGAGGACGGCACTGCGTGTCATCTCTTGCAACAGGTCCGAGCACACTACCCACATGCACGTATTGTATTTGCCAACGGTGGTGATCGTAACGCCAAAAATATTCCAGAAATGACAGTGCCAGATGTGGAATTTGTGTTTGGTGTAGGCGGGGTGGACAAGGCCAATTCTAGTTCATGGATTTTGCAAGAATGGAAAGCGCCTAAAACAGAACGTGCCTGGGGCTACTATCGTGTGTTGCACGAAGTGCCTGGTACCAAGGTCAAAGAACTCACAGTCATGCCGGGTCAAAGTCTCAGCATGCAACGTCACCATGATCGTGCCGAACACTGGCACGTGGCCGAAGGTGTTGCCACAGTTTACACTATCAATCGCAAAAGTGATCAAGAACTGCTGGGCGAGTTTGCACGGTTACAGCACATACATATCAATCGTGAAGAATGGCATCAGTTGTGCAACGAAACTGATCAACCTCTACGTGTGGTAGAGATACAGTATGGTGTGAATTGTGTGGAAGAGGACATACAACGTCGATGACGCCAATTCCAATCTTTGTGGGCTACGATCCCAGAGAAGCCATAGCATATCATACCTGCGTGAACAGCATAATCCGGCATGCCAGCCAACCTGTGGCCATTGTGCCAGTGGCACTAAATCTGTTCCAGGACTACGAAGAAACGCACGGCGACAACAGCAATCACTTTGTGTACACTAGATTCCTCGTGCCACATCTCATGGGTTACCAAGGATGGGCTATATTCATCGACGGCGACATGGTCTTGCGTGATGACATTGTAAAATTATGGAATATGCAGGAAAGCCACGTCGATGTCATGGTGGTCAAACATGATTACCGAACACGTATGACGGAAAAATACATGGGCGCCAAGAACGAAGATTATCCAAGGAAAAATTGGTCCAGTGTGATACTATGGAATTGTTCAAGTTGGCCCAACCGCAAGCTCACTCCAGCTTTTGTGCAAAGCCAACCAGGCAGTTACCTGCATAGATTTTCGTGGTTGGATGATGAACGCATAGGAGAATTACCCATAGAATGGAACTGGTTGCCAGATGAATTTGGTGCCAACCCTGACGCAAAACTTTTACATTATACTTTAGGCACACCATGCTTTACAGAATTTGCTGACACACCACAAGGCGAAGAATGGCACCGTGAACGCATTTTGACCGAATACTGTCAACAGAGGATTGAATGATACTGCCAACCGCCATTGTTGATCGCTGGCCCGCCGACAAATACTGCAGACAACATGACAACATAGAATCTGCATGCAAACACAGTGTGGCAGATCTTTTACGTTTGCATCATGAGATCCAAATTCTCAAATACACCGAACAAAGTTTTGGCGCATTGGATATTCCAGAACAATATTTGTCCAAAGACTTGAAAAGCTATCTCAAACGCAATGAAATAACAACAGTGCCCAAAAAATTTATTGATCATATTATTCAGTTGACCGAGCAATACGAAAGTTGTCTAAAAGGCAGCGATTATCCAGCAATGGTCATGGCCAGTTATCCGCAAGCACGATTTATCAGCCGTGATCGATTTAGATACGAAACTGGTAGCATCTGTGAAAATCCAGTATTGTTGCGTGGCATAAGTTCAGGCAAAATTGCTGATCAAGTTCGAGCACTAGGACAAGATTATTATTTTATTGAAACCGGCTATCTTGGCAATTATCCCTGCGCCAACAATCGCACAGGTAGAAAGATCTATCATCGCATAGTTAAAAATGCCATGCAACACAGCACCATAATGGATGTGCCCGATGACCGCTGGCAACATCTGGTAAAATTCAATCCTGACCTGGAATATCGGGGATGGCGTCGCAGTGGAAGCAAGATCTTGGTAGTGTTATCAACCGAAAAACCTTTTCAGTACTACAAAGAAAACAAAGATACCTGGGTTAAAAAAGTGATCAAAACATTAAAAAAACACACCGATCGAGAAATTGTGTTCAGAGAAAAAGCCAGTCGCGGTGAACGTACCAACAACACCATCTATGATGCCTTGGATGATGACATTTATGCCCTGGTAACTTATCAAAGCGTAGCTGCCATTGAAGCCATACAGGCTGGCATTCCAGTATTTGCTTTGGCACCCACCGCTGCTGATCCTGTAGGAAACAAAGATTTAACTCAAATTGAAAATCCGCACATGCCCGACGAAACTGTCATACAAAAATGGCTACACAGCATTGCCTACAGTCAGTTTAGTTTGGATGAAATTATCACAGGCGAGGCCT